ACTGCGAGTGTGTAATCTCTGATCCATGGTTTTGAATAGATGTCCTTGAACAGTGTGATGTCTGGTCTAAAGTTGTCAGTGTGCATAAGGATTGTTTCGTCATCTGCTCTAGGTCTTTGTGTGATTGTTAATTTCTTTGTTGCCACATCAAAATGGTACTGTATGAAACTTCCAAACATCTTTCCTACCAGTTCCTGGTATGATGCAAAAGCATAGTAAGTGGCCAGTCCACCCGTTGCACCTGCTCTTAACAAGTATGTGTTTGTGTAGGCCAAGTTGAAAGGTTCAAAAAGTGTTCCACCTTCTCCGCCTTCTGTCCTAGAACCAACACTTCTCCTGTTGAGATTTCTCACGTTGATAATCTCATCTGGTAAGATATATGTGTTCTGATTTTTCTTTAAAGTAAGAAAAGCATACGACTCTTCTACAGCATTTGATGATCTCTGTCTGAATTTGTTTATAGCTCTTTCCAGTGCCGTTTGATAGTGTTTAGGGTCTAATTCAACGTCAATCATACCATCACCTAGGTTATTTTTGACGTAATCGAATATCTCTTGTTGTCCTGTTTGTAGTTCTGACATACTCATATTTATAACCTTTGTCTGTGCAATAAATATGTATGATATGCCAAGATTATCTATTTTCAAGCCTGAAAAGGGCAACGACTACAAGTTCTTTGATCGTAACATCAACGAGATGTTTCAGGTGGGTGGAACTGACCTACACTTCCACAAATACATAGGTCCTTATGATCAAGGTAGTTCACAGAAGGATGGAGATGCATCACCATCACAACCGCAGTATTCGGGTGATAGCCTAAACGAAAGAACCATACAGGATCTATTATTTCTGGAGAACAGGGATAGAAAATATGCAGACGACATCTATATCGTGAGAGGAATATACAATGTGCAAGATGCAGACTTTAATCTATCACAGTTTGGAATGTTCCTACAGAATGATACACTATTTTTAACTGTACACCTTAACGATATAGTAGAAAGAATTGGGAGAAAACCTATGGCGGGCGATGTCATAGAATTTCCTCATATGAAAGAAGATTATTCCTTAGATGAGAGCATACCGATTGCACTGAAAAGATATTATGTTGTCGAAGATGTGAACAGAGCGGCAGAAGGATTTTCTGCAACATGGTGGCCACACCTGTTGAGATTGAAAATGAAAACGATGGTTGACTCTCAGGAGTTCAGAGATATAATCGGTGATGCGGCAACAGAAGGTTCTCTTGCCAGTTACATGTCAACGTTTAACAGAGAAAAAACAATTAATGATCAAGTTGTTGCACAGGCAGAAGAAGATGCTCCCAAGTCTGGATTCAACTACAAACAATATTATGTTGCACCCATAGACGAGAGGGGTAATATCAGAACAGATAATGTCAACACAGAAGAACAAAGAGCAAGTGGAGACAAGATAGTCAATGCAGTTATCGACACACCAGCAAGTTCGCACTATGGTTTCTACATGGATGGCGATGGTGTTGCACCAAACGGACATCCTGCAGGATTCGGAATCAGTTTTCCAAATGCAGGTATAGACAAAGGGGATTATTTCTTGAGAACAGACTTCTTACCAAACAGGTTGTTCCGTTATGACGGAACCAGATGGGTCAAGATAGAGGACTCTGTCAGAATAACTACAACAAACAATGATTCTAGAGCAAACTATAAAACAGGTTTTGTCAACAACTCATCATCTGATACCATAAATGGATTAACTGTAACGCAGAGACAATCGCTTACAAATGCTCTTAAACCAAAGGCTGACAATTAAAAATGTTACACTTCTATGAAGGTCAGATTAGGAAATTTTTAACTCAATTTATAAGAATATTGAGTAATTTTTCTGTTGAGACCGGCAAAGGCAAAGATGATTCAATCACTTTGAGAGCTGTTCCTGTTGTATACGGAGACCCAACAAGGCAAGTTGCAAACATCATTAGACAGAATTCTGAGAATGCATTACAGTACACACCAAAGATAGCGGCATATGTTAGAGAATTAAATTACGACAGGGAAAGGATGCAAAACCCATATCACATTGAGAAACAGCATCTAAAAGAAAGAGGCGTTGACAGTGACGGGAACTACACGAATCAACTGGGTGCAGGATACACTATTGAAAAAGTTATGCCATCACCGTTCAGATTAGAAGTTACAGCGGATATATGGAGTTCAAACACAGATCAAAAATTACAGATTTTAGAACAAATTTTATATCTTTTCAACCCGGATTTCGAGATACAGAAATCAGACAACTACATTGACTGGACCAGTTTGAGTTACGTGGAATTAACAAATATAAGTTTTAGTTCTAGAACGATCCCGGTCGGTGCTGACACAGAAATAGATGTGGCAAGTTTATCGTTCTCAATGCCTATATGGTTATCACCACCTGTAAAAGTCAAGAAATTGGGTGTTGTGCAGAAGATCATCATGAGTGTTTACGACGACGATGGTGGAATAGCAAAAGGATTGATAGACGGTTCTTTGATATCGAGAAGTTTTATCACACCAAACAATTTTGGATTATTGGTTACAGGAAACCAATTGAGGTTGTTGGGTACAACAGGAGTAAATGTCAAGTCGGGCGGGGATGGTTTCTACACAGGAGCAAAAGATCCAGGCCTAGCAGATCCTTTTGAAACATTTGGACCAGCAGTAAATTGGAAGGTGCTTCTAGAACAATATGGAGTAGTCACTAACGGTACATCACAGATTAGGTTAACGCAACCAAACGGAAATGAAATTATAGGAACGATTGCAACAAGCACATTGGACGACACAATATTGTTGTACAGCATAGATAATGACACAATCCCTGCAAATACACTTACAGGAGTCAAGAAAATTATAAATCCTTCGACGTTTGATCCAGGCACACCAGTAGATGCTGATAGGTATCTTATCATAGATGACGTTGGGGATTCAACAGCAACGGCTCAAAGCTCGACCTGGGGAACACTTATTGCCAACGTTGGTGACATCATCGAATACAGCAGTTCACAGAGCAAATGGTTGAAGGTTTTTGACGCTTCTGATCCAGATTCTACACAGCACTATGTTACCAATCTGAACACAGGTATTCAGTACAGATTCAACGGTACAGAATGGGTCAAGTCCTACGAAGGTGTCTACACACAAGGTAATTGGAGCATAGTCATAGATGGTAGTTATGTTGCCAACGACGATGCTTCCGGACAAGACGCAACTACTCCTTGATAAATTACATACAATCTGTTATAATATAGCATGGAAGACAACATCATATGTTCTGGTGCACTTTTTTACAGCACATCAACAAAACGTTTCCTATTCTTGCAGAGGACTGATAGTAAGACAAAAGGAATGTGGGGATTGGTCGGCGGAAGGATGAAGTACACAGAATCAGCATTTGAGGGATTGAAGAGGGAAATAAAGGAAGAAGTGGGCATCACTCCTAAATTCAAAAAAGTTATTCCCTTGGAGATGTTCACATCGAATGATGAGAAGTTTTTCTTCCACACTTATCTTATTGCGATAGAGACTGAATTCTTACCCAAGCTGAATGATGAACACTCGGGATACTGTTGGACTGCGTTTGAATGTTGGCCCAAGAACCTACACATGGGTCTCAAGAACACACTGAATAACAAAGCCATCAAAGGCAAGTTACAGACTATACTAGATTTGATAACTTAATTAACCAGCACTTATTTTTACAGTACCGTCGTCGTTCCAGAGTTGACCTGCATTACTAGGATCGCTTGTCGGCAATTCCGTTGCCATTACTTTTCCTGAATTGTTTATCATCAGTGTGCCATTGTCGTCTGGTAGGTCTATGTTTCTTTTAGTAGTTGATGTACCTGACACGAAAGTTTTTTTACCGTCTTCTGTCTGCCACACGAATGGAACATCACGGTGTGCGTAGATGGCATTGTTGGCGATGGTCAATAAAGGTTTGTGCTGTCCGTCTTTCCTGCCGATTATCTGTATCACACTTTGGTCTGCACCTTTCTTGTTGTCCTTGATGCTACCTTTTATCGAGCCTATTCTGATCTCTTCACCGGCATCATTTTTTCCTTGGAACTCCAACCAAGTATCTGTTTGGATTTCGATATTACCGCTTACTTTTATACTCATGCATGTATTTATTTGAAGCAAAAAAAAAGGCCCTATATTTCTACAAGGCCTTTTGATTCTACTAAAAAGTATGAATATTTATTAGTTGTTTGTCCTCACCGCACAATTTACCAATTTGATTCCTGCATCAGTTGAGCTCTCTAAGGCTCTTCCAATAACGTTGAAAGGTGAAATTGTTTCGCCTGTTGCGGCCGCTCTCGCACAACCTTTCGTTGATGAACTAACTAATCTTTGACCTTTGGTTACAGCACCTGTTACTCTTACCGGAGTTCTTCCAGTCATTGCAACAAATGGATGTGAATCGTTGTTACCTGCACCTGCGTTCATGGCGTAAGCTGGATTATCAGATATAACACCAAAAACTTGATCAGATAAGTCTGATGTTGTTTCTGTGATCTCTGCGTCACCGCCAACCATTACTACTGCACCTGCTGACATTGGAGCGTCTGCTTCGAAACGCTCGGCAACGTCTGCGTACTGTGCCGAAGTTGCTAAGGCGTGTACTACGTTGGCTCTTATATCAACCAAATTAGTCTCTGTGGCTGTTGGTACTGATAAAGTTTCATTGTCTGTACCTCTAGAGGCCCTTAACGCTGTAAAGGCACCACCTGCATTACCATGGATAGTTGTTCCATCATCTGCAAATCCTTCATGCCATACCCAAAATAGATCTTCCTCTGTGGTATCTGATGCGACACCCCTGTTTATCACTAATCCGGAATAAACTGGCATTCCTGAAGCGGCAGAAACGTTTCTGTTCACTTCGATCAAGTTATCTTCAACTGATAGTGTTGTGGTGTTGGTAGTTGTAACGCTACCGGCAACTATCAATTCTCCGCTTACTAGTAAGTTGTTAGTGATTACAGTGTTACCTGTTGCTGTGATAGTACATAATCCTGAAGACGATATAGTTAAGTCTGTTCCATCACCCTCGATCTTCTCACCTGCATCACCAAAGACTATTCCTCTGTCATTGGCCATGTGTACATCTGACGCTGTCGCTAAATTGATTTTACCACCTGAAGTGATCGTTAAGTCTGTGTTATCTGTTTCTATGTTCTCACCACCATCACCAAGACGTAGACCAATGTTGACTGGAATGTTAACATCCGCTGTTGCCGCCAAGGTTATGTCTGCACCTGATGTGATTGTAAGGTCTGT